TGGAAGCACTTATGTTGAATATGCTTCTTGGCAGTGGTATACAACACTCACAACATGTGCATTTACCATACTAGAGCGTTCAGCCCTGGGCGCCACAGTGGTAACAGGAACCACAGTTCCTACAGGAAACTACTTTACAGTGGGAAGTTCGTTCACATTGGTTGGAACACAACCAGGCACAACAACAAACCAAACTGGCACAGTGACCATTGGTGGCACTGGCACAGTTGCTAACTTTATTTCAGCAGTATCAGCTGCCAATGTGCCTTATGTGACTGCCAGTGTAAACAGCTCCGGCAATATTGTGTTCACACACAGTGCAGGTGGATCAGTTATTTTGATCAGTACCGGTGCAACCAGTACCACATTGATCAGCCGTGCTGGTTTTGCAGTGGGTGACAACAATGTACACCACAGCACCTACAATCCAAGTGCAATTTTCTTGAGCAATTGGGTTACCACACCACTGTTCACCTACACACCAAGTGCCACAGCGCCTGATCAGAATCCAGCAGATGGACGCTTATGGTACTACAGTTCTGTGAGTGATGCTGACATCATGATTCAAGACAACGGCATGTGGATGGGCTATCAAAACGTTACCAACGATGTTCGTGGTTACGATTTGACTCAGTGCAATGCCGCAGGTCCAATCATTGCAGCCACTGCACCAACCACTCAAACTGACACAGTGGGTAGCCCATTGGTCTATGGTGATTTGTGGATTGACACCAGCGATCTAGAAAACTACCCCAAGCTGTATCGTTGGCAACCTGTGAGCGGTGTGGCACAATGGGTGGAGATTGACACCACTGATCAAACCACACAAAATGGTATCTTGTTTGCTGATGCACGTTGGGCCACCAATGGCACAACAGATCCAGTGGCTGATCCAATTCCAAGTATCAAGAGCCTGTTGACCAGCGATTATCTGGATCCTGATCATCCAGATCCTGCACTGTATCCACAAGGCACACTGTTGTTCAACACACGTCGTTCGGGCTACAATGTCAAGAGTTTCCAGAACAACTACTGGTCAACGTCAGCTACGGATTACTCAATTCCTTCGTATTCAGCTCTCACTGCCTACATGTACAATGACTTTGTGAGCTACAACAATGGCATCTATGTATGTACCGTGGCAACCACAGCTGGTACTGCACCAAGCAATGCCGCATACTGGGCGTTGATCAATCTCAACACCTGGCTCACAGCCAGTGGCAACAAGGACAATGGTAGCATGTGGTCGGGCCGCTTGGCACAACGTCAAATCATTGTGCAAGCACTCAAATCAGGCATTGACACCAGTGTCACAGCACGTGAAGAACAAACAGAGTTCAACATCATTGCCACACCTGGTTACCCTGAGTTGACACCAAACATGATTGCACTCAGCAACGAGCGCAACAACACCTTGTTTGTTGTGGGTGATACTCCAATGCGCTTGGGCCCAGATGGCAACAGCCTCACAGCATTTGCTACCAACAACAACGGCCTGGGACAGCCCAACGGCGACGGCAATATTGCAACCAGCAACTATTGCGGTGTGTTCTATCCAAGCTGTGAAACCACAGACCTTGGTGGCAACTCTGTAGTTCAACCTCCAAGCCACATGATGGTACGCACAATCTTGCGCAGTGATGCCGCAAGTTACCCATGGTTTGCTCCAGCAGGTACACGTCGTGGTGTGGTTGACAATGCCACTGCAATTGGTTACATCAATGCCGCAACAGGCGAGTTTAACCAAATTGGTGTAAGTCAGTCAGTGCGTGATATCCTGTATGAGAGCAACATCAACCCAATCACGTTCATTCCTGGAATTGGTATCACCAACTTTGGTAACAAAACCTCAACCACAACCACCACAGCACTGGATCGTATCAACGTTGCACGTTTGGTTTGCTTCTTGCGTGGACGCTTGGAAGAAATTGGTAAACTGTATTTGTTTGAACCCAACGACACAATCACACGCAATCAAATCACCAACAGTGTAAACAGCCTGATGATTGACCTGGTTGCCAAACGAGCCTTGTACGATTACCTAGTTGTTTGTGACTTGAGCAATAACACTCCTGCACGTATTGACCGCAGTGAACTGTGGGTCGACGTTGCTATTGAGCCAGTAAAAGCAGTGGAATTCATCTATATCCCATTGCGTATCAAGAACACTGGAGCAATTGCTGCCGGACAATAATGAAATAGAGGCCTGATTTTTCAGGTCTCGTTTCAGCTAAATAAACATATAGGAGAATACAAATGGCAAGTGCATCACTAAACAAAATGACAGTTCCGCTGGCAAGCGACCAATCCGCGAGCGCACAGGGCCTGTTGATGCCCAAACTCAAATATAGATTTAGAGTATTGTTTCAAAATTTTGGTGTAACTAACAGCACAACAGAAATGACCAAACAAGTGGTCAGCGTGGCAAGACCCAATCTTACATTTGAAGAAATCGCATTACCGATCTACAACTCAACACTGAAATTGGCCGGACGCCACACCTGGGCTGACATTGCATGCTCAGTGCGTGATGACGCATCGGGCAGTGTTATGACTCTAGTGGGTGAACAGTTCCAGAAACAATTGGACTTTTTAGAACAAGCAAGTGCCGCAGCCGGTATTGACTACAAGTTTATGACCACTATTCAAATTCTTGATGGTGGCAACGGTGCAGACACTCCCACAGTGCTTGAACAGTGGGAATTGTATGGTTGCTATTTGAAGGGTGCTGACTACGGCGAACTCAACTATGGCACCAACGAAGGTGTCACAATCAACATGACCATTGCTTACGACAATGCCGCACAGGTCAAGACATCAGTTAATGATGGTGGTATTGGTAGTATCGCTACAGGACTTGGACGTACCATTGGCGGTGCAGTAACAGGTGTTGGCGCTGGCGCATAAAGGCTAGCCGATGCCAACATTTGGTCAACAATTCTGGCAAGGATTCACAGACGTTAATGCCTTGCGTGATTACACTCACGCAAGCAAAGTCTTTACTCCCAACTCTTTTGAACTTAAACCTCGGTACAAGTTCTTATTTCATGTCAGCTTTACAATCAACAATGAAATTCCTGGCCTTACCAATGTGATTGGTGCCACACAATTGAGCTATGTGGTCAAAACTGTGGATCTGCCCAAGTACACAATCAACAACGAAACCCTAAATCAATACAATCGCAAGCGTGTGATTCAAACCAAGATCAATTATGATCCTGTGACAGTGGTGTTCCATGACGACGGTGGCGACAATGTGCGCAAGATGTGGTACACCTACTACAATTACTATTACAAAGATTCTGCACAACAATATCTAGCACCCAGTGCTACCAATGGTAGCCTAGGCGATTCGGCCAACAAAGTGACCGGCTTTGGTTACAACGCTCGTGACATCTACAACAATCAACGCATAGGTGATGTCAACGACTGGGGCTACATTGGTGAAGCATACAATGACGGAACCAGTTCAGCATCAGGCAAGCCTGCATTCTTTAGAGACATCCAAATAACTGGATTCGATCAACACAAAACAGCAACCTATGTGCTGATCAATCCCTTGATCACCAACTGGGCTCACGATCAGTATGCCTATGCAGAAGGTGCAGGTATCATGCAAAATACCATGACCATTGCCTACGAAACTGTGAAATATTATGAAGGTGCGGTGGGACGTCCTAGACCAGATCAAAATATTCATGGATTCGCTGACCCCAGTCACTATGACCAGACACTGAGTCCAATTTCTAGACCAGGCAGTCGTGCCTCAGTAATGGGGCAGGGCGGTTTATTGGACGCCGCAGGCGGTATCTTGGAAGACTTGACCAGTGGCGGACCATTGGGACTGATTGGCGCCGCACAAAAAGCCGGCACAGCCTACAACACATTCAAAGGCAAAGACATCAAGAGCATTGCTGTCAACGAAGCAGTGGCTCTAGGCACCAACGTGATCAAAGGCGCTGTACCTGCGGCCATGCGCCAAATTCCTGGTCGTGCCAGTGGCATGTATTATCCTACTCCACAAAATCCCCCAACTAATTAATTAACATGGCCAGCATTAACTATACCAACTACAATATTGATTCCACAGTACGAGTGTTTGACACATTCTATGACTATGATGTTGACATTCCTGTAGGCGACTATGATGTGGTCAACAGCTACTTCAAGAGTGTGATGACCACAAAACAGGCCGCGGACAATTTTACTGTGAGTTTGTTTAGAGTGGCTCAAGACACAAAGATTCCTCCATTGACTCTGTTGAAAACATTTGAAGCCAGCGGTTCGGAATTGAATTTAAACATCAACATGGCCTATTATCTCAACAGTATCAGAAGTCGCGCCACCCTGCTGGGCGTGGGTATTCCTGTGGCACCAAATTTTTACGCGGCTAGAAACGTGGTACAATAATGGCACACTGGGCACAAGGCACATATACTGTGGTCAACCGTGCCAAGTATGTGGGCAATGGCGAGCCCCGTTACAGATCCGGTTGGGAATTTAGTTTCATGAAGTTCTGTGACTCAAATGATGCTGTGCTACAATGGGCCAGTGAATCAATTGCTATTCCTTATCGCCATCCGCTCACAGGCAAAATGACACAGTATATCCCAGATTTCTTGATCACATATCGCACCAGGGACAATCAAATGCGGGCTGAACTGATTGAAATCAAGCCCAAAAAGCAAAGCGTGATTGAGTCAAAAATGAGTAGTCGAGAACGTGCTATAGTTGCCATCAACTATGCCAAATGGGCGGCCGCCCAGAAGTGGTGTAAGCAACAAGGAATAACCTTCCGGGTTATAACCGAACAAGACATGTTTCACAACGGTCGAGCGTGAGCCACTAAATATTGGCATGACACGCAAACTTGAAGACCTTTTTGATCTCCCACACACTGAGGAAGAAGTGGACATTGCTGTACCCGATCTTCCCACCAACAGAGAAACACTACTAGCACTAGACGAAGCCATTGACAAAGTTGACAATGCATTGCCTGCTGTGCGTGGACTTGAAGCAACAGATACCGAAATGGATGAACTGGCTGGACTAGCAACAGGCAGTTACAAAGATCTCATGGATCTTGGTTTTCAAGTTGACAGTCGCTTTGCTAGTGAAATCTTCTCAGTGGCATCAAACATGCTGGGCCATGCAATCACAGCCAAAACAGCCAAACTGGACAAGAAACTCAAAATGATTGATCTGCAGATGAAGAAAATGCGCCTGGACCAACAGCAACAAGCCCTGGATGCCAAAGATACAACCGCCGCAGAAGCCACACAAACAGCACACGGAGTGGTTTTGAGCCGCAATGATTTGCTGGAACGCATTATTGGCAAAAGCCAAAACACGCAAAAAGAATAAATAGTAAACAGGATATCGAATATGAAACCATTTGCAAAATACCTAGCCGAAAGCGAACGTACATACAACTACCGCATCAAGGTAGTGGGTGATGTGCCTGAAGGCTTTTTCAAACAACTTGAAGAAAAGTGTGCCCAGTTTGATGTAATTAAATTTGGCAATCCAAAAACTACACCTGTTCGCAAAACAATACCGGACTTTCCGGCATTCCCCAATCAGCCCATGACGATTGTGGACGTGGAATTTCGGTATCCAGCAATCCCGCCACAGATTAGACAACTTGCACAGTTGTTGGGACTAGACCCAAATCGTATCATGATGCCTACTATGGGCTATGAACAAAGTATAGATGCTGAGAACGACAAGATCGAAGACGAAAACAAAAACTTGTTGAACTCACCATATCCTGCACCTGATGCTGAACAACGTGCCTTGAAGAAGGACTACTCAACTGGTCCTTATGATCATGCTGTGTTGAAAAATGCATACCGGAGCAATTTCACCATTGCTGGAGACAAAACACCTCCTGCCAAAACCACAAATGATTTGCCAATGGGCAACAAGAGCCCCATGACCACGATCAAGCGTCAACCCAAGCCAGCCACTGGCGCAAAACCAAGAGGATAATATAATGACATTTTTTTACGACCTAAACAAAAAACTCGACAGCATTCGTGAGAAGCCAGAGACCACACACAAGCAATTGAACGAGCGTGACATGGGCAAACACAACAACAAGACCACTGGGTTTGCGGCCTTGGCCAAGAAGGCTGGTAAAGAATATGGTAGCAAGGCAGCAGGCGAACGTGTGTCAGGTGCTCAGTTTCAGAAGATGAAAAAATCTGGCAAAATAGAAGAAGAAGGCATGAGCCGTGCAGCCAAAGGCTATGAGAAGTATGGCAAAGCGGGCATGCAGGCCTTGGCCAAAGCCGGACGTGAAGGCAAGGCACTTGATCCAGTTCGCAACAAGTATGACAAGTATGACAACAAAGAAGTAGACGAAGGTCTAGGCGATGTGGCCAAGCGAGTTGGCGGCATGGCCAAGCGAGTTGGCGGCGCGGTGTTAAACCGACTGGGTCATGGTAGCGACAAAGACATGCGTAAAGACTTGCAAAAGAAAATGGGCATGCCACAAACAGGCAAGAAGCCACAAGAACTTGATGAACTAAGTCCAGCAACATTGACTAGTTATGCTGGTAAGAGGGCAGGTCAAGGAACATGGGCAGGTGGTGTTGCTAAAGGATTAGCAGGACGTCCTGCTGAAAGAGATGGTTACGCAGATAGTCATTGGACTGACCCTAAAGTAAATTACGGCTCTGAAGGTGAAAAATATGCCAAGTTCAATCAAAAGGCTTTGGGCAATATAAAGAAAGCACATGCTAAAGGTGCAACTCCTAACAATCAATCTTACGATTGGGGAAAAGAAGGTGGCTACGGTGATGCAAGTAATCCTGTAACTAGAAAAAAGGGCATGGCCGAAGAAGGCGGTGCTCCAATGACTGCCAAACAAAAGTCATTTGCTAAACTTGCTCCACCTGCAGACAAAATTACTTTCGCTGACAAGATTGCCGGCGCCAAGAAAGAAGTTGATGAAATGCTGGGTGATGTGGCTGCAGAAGCAATTAAGAGCGCACTCAGTCCCAAGCAAAAGAAAATTGACATGAACAAGAACGGCAAGTTGGATGCCAACGACTTTGCTATGTTGCGTAAAGGCGGCAACAAGCAAGTGGCCGACGAAGGTGTTGGTCAGTTCTATGTGTATCACAAGACAAAAGGTGATAGAGCAGGTGGTGCTGATTATGATTTGCTGAAAACATTCCCTGACAAAGACAGTGCCACGTCCTTTGCTCAAAAATACAACAACAAGATATCTGCTGACAAGAAAAACTTTCACTCGGCTGTGGTTAGAACCAAATCTGTGAAAAAAGACATGGACGAAGGTTTTGATGACATGATGAAAGATGTCAAGAGTCGCATGAGTGCTCGCCGAGTTGGTGATGTCACACACGGCGACAAACATGACACACAAGAGATTCCCGGTGGCCGCAGAGTAACACGCAGAGTTGATCCTAACACAGGTTATTCAGTAGGCGCTGACAGTGATGAACCAGCCGCAGGTGAAAAGCGCGGACGTGGTCGTCCAAAAGGTCCAGAAAAGGCTCCAGAGCGTGTGACCGGCCGGGCTACCAAACACAAAGGTGGTCGTAAAACCAACGAAAATGATCTTGACATTACAGATCGTGGCGAGTACGACCAAGAAGGTGATATGGCCAAAGACAGCATCAAGACTGTGGTGCGTCATGCACAGGCCTTGGAAAAGATACTAGGCGACAATGATAACCTGCCAGAATGGGTACAATCCAAGTTGGCCAAGATTGAAGGCATGATGACTGCGGTGGACGACTACATGCAGAATCAAGAGAGTGATGACGAAATGGCCATGGGCGAAGAAAAAACTTCTACTCGTGACAACCGTGCTGAACGTGCCGGCCGCAAGGTAACCAAAGACATTGAGTATGATGAGAAAAAGAAAGATGGCATCCATGGTAAAAAGCGTGGCTCGGAAGATGCCAAGGCCGAGAAGGCTGGCAAAAAAGTAGCCAAAGACGTCGAGTATGATGAAAAGAAAGACAAGCCTAAAAAAGTCAAAGAGCAAGGCGGCACAGACACTCCCACAGCATCAAGTGGCTTCAGTTATGGACAAGGCATTTATGACTCCATGAATCGTGAACTAGAAAGCATGATCCGTGAAAGCATGAACATTAGCATGAATATGAACACAGACGCCACGGGCGGCCCAAGCCGGAGCATAACTGTTACTGCTACAGATGATGACGCATTAAAACTAGGCGAGTTGTTGAAAAACGCTGGTCTAGGTGGTGGTCATGACATGGGCGACACTGGCTCTGCTGAAGTAGAAATACACGGTGCAGAAGATGTTGCTGATCAAATTCGTCAAGCAATTGATGGTGATCATGGCCACGAACACGATGGTGGCGAAGTATGCGACACCTGTGGCCAAGAAGAATGCGGCTGCGAAGAAGTTGACGAAGCCTACGGCGATGATGTTGTGAGTCAAAACTCACCAGACTTCCCAGGTAACACCGAAACATCACACGATGCTTTCCAATATTCAGGTGGCCTGAACAAGCCCAAATCAAGTGGCATGGCAACTATACCTGTCACTGACGTTCAACTTGATGGCGAAGACAAGTTTGCCAGCATTGCACGACTGCGTGAAATGGCCGGTATCTCTGCCACAGTGGTAGAGGAAGTGACAGAAATAAACGAGAGTCATTGCTCCAAGTGCGACTGTGACCCATGTGAGTGTAAAGAATCAGTTGAAGAAAGTCTAGCACGTCTGCGCGAAATGTCCGGCATTCGTGAAGCCGCCAAGCCAGATTTTCTGGATGTTGACAAAGATGGCGACAAAAAAGAGCCATTCAAGAAAGCAGTTGACGACAAAAAAGTAGATGAAGGCATCCTTGCTAGTACTGCTAGTCTTTGGAGTCAATACAAAGGACAATACGGAGTATAATATGACCACACAACCTTTTACCACAGGACTAACTACCCCACCAGTGATTAACCCTCACAGTCCAGCCACGAACGGATATAAACAGCAACCTGTGTATATTCCTGGTGTGCTGGATCAATCACGCAACCTGTTTCAACCTGTTGTTGCTATCCCGCCTGAGGATAAAAAGTAATGGCTGCCGTTCAAGTTGTCAATGCTGTATCCAACGTGGCCTGGACTACAGACAAGGTACAATTTACTACAAGTGCTGCCAACGTTACATTTCAAGTGAGTCAAACTCAGACGGTCTGGATACAAGCCAATGGTGTCCCGGCCAATACCAGCATGTCTACTGGCAATATCTACGCCAATGCTATTGTGGTTCCAGCCAATTCAAATCAAGAATTTTATGTTGGAGTAGGCAACTATCTCAACATCTTGACAGGTTCAGGATTCTCTGCTGTGGCAATGGGTACACAATCATCTGCCACTGCTGGCGTATACGGATCCACTTCAAGTTAAACATGCGAGCCAACGAATTTGTCACTGAAGACCGCAAGGGCGAAATACCTGGTGGGCACGACAATGCCATGCCTGGTGCGTTTCGTGTGCGTGACAACGGCGGATACGATAGAAGCAATCACATGAACCGCATGATGATGGCCATGGCCATGCATGACGGCAAGGATAAAAAAGCCATTCCACGTGACAAAATGGATCCTGCGTCCTGGGTTGAAAAATACAACACAGCACATCCTTATACCGATGAAGAAAGCAACATGATTCAAGGTGCAATGAAAACCATTGGATCCGATACACATCATGTGATCAGTGATCATCGCAGTCTAGAACATCCAGAGATACACAAAGTCAGTCCAGTGAGCGCATTCAAAGGATATAGATAATGCGAGCTCGTGAGTTTGTGACAGAGAC